AATCAACATGCCTGGTCCTCACAAATGGACCATGCTAAACTACACTTTAGTATAAGACTAACACCTTCAATGGTGCCTCCTGCGCCCCCCTTCTTGCCGGAGAGGGCGCTAAATCAAGTTTGGAACATTCAGATAAACCGGAAAGCCTGAACTAACTTAGAAAGGGGGAGATGCAGTAAAGCACTCGTTATTTCCACACTCGTACTAGGTGTGGATCTAGGGCTCAATTAAGAGCCAGAGGCGGGGGACCGATGAAGATCCCCGCATTGTAATCTTCCCCTGCCGCCCTATAGAGCTGGGCACCAGTCCAATCAGTCGCTGCAAGAGTGCCCGCAAAATACATCCCAATAAACAGACTTAAGTTGTCTGCTCCTTGGGAAGGAATGGTCACACCAACACTATTCTGGGTCCTATATAGACCTGTCATGTATGGTGGTGTAGCCACTTCAATAATATTGCGATCACTCTGAGAGTTGATGGTGCCATTGATGGCGGGTAGGGGTACGGCGGTCGCCGCTGAAAACGTGATCGTATTCAGCTGAACTGGAGCTAAACTAAGCTCTGCTCGATAGGTGACCGGTACACGCGATGACGTCGTGTACTTAAACCTGGTTGAACCTGAATTACCGAGATAACACGAGGTGATCAGTGTGTAGAAGTCAGTATTTCTCTGACCGGAGGTAGGCCCCGCACGATTATGTAAAATCGTGGGGGACATCGCCACAGCTGATTGCCCCGCGGTATTCACAAACAGGGAAAACCGTTTGATGAGTTGCCTCCAGGAAGTAAATCTCTCCCCCATACAAAAGTTTGTGGGATTGATTGAATCCACCAGAGACTGAGATGGACCTATGACTCTCTCAACAGAGAGGTCACAAGTCCCCGCTACATCTTCCGGGGACTCTGCCATCTGTGCTTCAGCAAACCTCGGAAGAAGCATAGCTGGTGCAGCAAATGAAGGGACCAAATTAGTGGGTTGCGTCGGACCCGCAAGCTCAAAATCGGAGCCAGCATACACCTCGATATTAAAGTCGATAGATGTTTCGGCTGTCGATGGAGCGACCAAAGGATTGAGGACCCTAATGCGGAGTGAACCAATAGAAACGTTGTCAGACAACGACCATGGTTTCATATCCGCGTACGGGATGGTGATAATAAATTCACTACCTTCCCTCAAATCTACAATAGTGCGGGGAAACTGGTCCTCAGTAAAGTTATTCTTAGAATATTCAAAACTAAGACGGCCAGAATGGAATTCCGTTTTGCCGAACGTAAACTTGAAAATGATGGAACCTCTCCAGAACATGGCCATCCTCGTCGCATAACTCAAAGGAGTAATGTAGCGAATTTGGGTGACCGTGCCTGCATCAACGTAGTAGCCCTGCGGATTGAGCGCCAAAGTATTAAGAACTGTATCCACGACCTGCGTGGTGTTCCATGACTGAGTCGCCCATATGGCGGGACGAGACGTGACAAATGCAAGAGAGAGCTCATCAAGATCAGAACCGGACCAAGGGGTACAACCAAGCTTGTTCTCTTGCGAGAGTGCCAGATAAGTCGAATTGTCCACAGCATCTGTGGGAAACAAATTCGGTGCTGTCTCTGGTGCTACTCGCATTGGAGCAGAGATCAGGCCTGGTTTGGAGAACCCAAAGGCGTAGGCGCCGTTTGCTAGGTATTGTGTGACCCAGGAAGCCGTGCCCATAACCGATGAAAGCAAAGGTATCTTGGCCAGATACTCAGAAGCCATAGATATAGAAGATAGCGCTGCCGAAACAGGTTTACCTTGAACAATCATGTTTTCACGAGCATCGGGAGTAAGACGCCTTGGCTGGAATCTCATTGGATTAGCCGAACGAGGGGCACCAGATTGGGCTGAGGGTAACGCCAAATCGACGTCATAGAACTCAACCCAAATAGTATAACCAATGACTGCTGACCCAGAGCCGAAACCAATAGAGGTTTGATTCCATAGTATAACGGAACCAAGCCCTGGAGTAGCGGCTGAGATAGGGGAGTGGGTGTGTGGAGAGACCCAGGGTACGTCTAATGAGACAGCCGTATCACAATTTACATTGAGAACGGCATGAGGTAACACTGAACGTGGTAAGAAATGGGCTGTACGCGCCGCCATAGCGACCGTTGCTGAGCCCACTGGAAGCCACGACAGCCTCAGTATCCCCTGATGAAATCTCTCAGCATTCACTTCAACGATAACACGAGCTGAATACCTGCCCATGTAAAAACCCGCATGTTTGTCAGCCAACATGGTATTAGTGGCAAACAAGTTATCGAGATTAATCGTCTGGTGAATGGTATTGATGGCGACACCACCGCCAGCAATATTCGCTGATACATAACGAACCGGTCGAGTAAGGAAAGATTGCAAATCTTGAGTAGTATTCGCAAAAGTATTTCCCAAGGCTCGATACGGAATTGTTTTCGGTGCTACAACAGATGAGACAACCACGTCCGCATCCGAGGTGAACTTAACAATAGAGTCGTCCGCCACAAGTTCAACAGTGGAGGCCGGCATAGTGAGTTTATTATGTGCAGCAAGTGAGGGTATTTAAGACAGCATTACACTTATTATGCCATCCGATCCCTGAAACCCTGGATAATGATGGGACTGCCATCACCCCATCCTGGGTGGTAAACCTAAATAGGTAAGGGTACGCTCCACCGCACGAAGACATTAAAGCAGGGAAAATTTGCCTGTCTTCTAGGTATTGGAGCTATGGGTTTTACCCCGTGGGATGCATTTAATGTCTGCCCAAGACAGGGCCCGGGCTAGAATTCCCGGGAAATGGTGGACAAGCACGCATGATAAATTCAAAACAAAGAAGGAAGGAAAAGAGAGAAAAGAAAATCACTCATACACAACCTGCTTGCCCGTGATGAAAAGCAAGCAGTCCAACCAGTCGGTTCTGATGGGCAACCGATCTATACCTGCCTTCTGTGGATCACGCATAGCTCCAATAAGCTTAACGCTCCACCGCTTGAAAGTGTCCTTTCCATGGAGAGACAACTCATCCAATGCATCCTGGATGAGATTAACATGGTGTTCAATATCGGTCCTAAGGGCTTGATCGACCCAATAAGGAGTCTCCAATATTACGGCTAGTTCCAGAGGCGCCACATAGCGCTTAAGAACGGGCTCAAAACGAAAACCACGCTTCAGGAAAGTCTGATCCTCCAATCTACCAAAGACTGGGGGACCCTCCTTCTTGGTGTCAGTATACTTAAGTCCCAATTGTGTAAAGACCTTTGTAATACTCTCTCCATTAAAGAAAACTTTAGCCTCATCCGACACATCGAGGATATGATCGTCCCCAAAAGTGCAGATGTAGACCTCATACCAAAAATCATTGATGGCGTGGGATCCACGTGGATGAAGCTTAATCCAAGCATAGAGAAACAAAAGAACGGAATAAAGTGTATTGATCGTGGTAGTCCCAGGCGTGCCAGAGGCAAGCTTGGAGTTCCAAAGATATATCACATCTCCGTTCAAATGTATAGAAGAAACAATATCCTCCCAAACAGTAGTGCGGTGAATACCATATTCATCGTCGCAAATGGTATCAATGAGCTTGCGAATGGCATAATGGAAATCTTTGACTTGTGAACCATCAAAGTTACCAAAATCCCCGGCCAAAACATTGCGTCCCTCAGATCGAGACCGCAAATGTAGAGCCAAGTTGTGCCACTCAGCAGAAAATGGGTTAATACCCGGAGCCATACTGTTCGTAACCCTATTCCGCATGAACCACGAAATGGGTCTCATGAAGAGAGATCTAAACACCAACTGAAAGAGTACTGGAGCACCAGAAATTAATCTGGTGGAACCATCAGCTACTTTGAGCAGTGGTCTACGTTCGTCTTTCAAGAAATCGACGAAATAGTACACAGGTCTCTCCTCATTAGAGGCATGCTCAAGCGCTTCATAGAATTGGCGCTCAAGAGCAACGGATAAGGGAGTGGTGAAATCGTACATCTCACTACTACCCCAAATATGTTTCTTCCCGTCAGCATTGTGAGCATAACCCAAGGGGAAACCTGCTGACGTATTGCGAGGAATACCCTTTATAAAGGGATCCCCGTCAATGCCAGCGGCAGACTCATAATAGCCAAGAATCTCTGTAGACCCCAATGGACCCGACACTTCTAATAAGTGTGCGGCCAAATTACGCCAAGCCAAATTGAGAACTATTAGCTCGGGTGGGGCCTTGTAAACGGAGTACTTGGCAAGAGTCTTAAACATGGGATCTATCCACACGTTTCCGTCAGAAAACGGAACGAGACGGGCAGGGGCCGTGAGCTTAGCCCCCCAACCCTCGAAGAACTTAGACCTAACGATGCGCGTTGCAACAGGTTGCGCAATAGCGCGATCGTTCTTGCTCAGAAAACAGAAATTTGTTCCGGCAGGTATTCGTGGGGCCAGGATGTGTAGACATTCCTGCCCCTCAGGCAAACCTGCCTGGGCTACGGGCAATTTCAAACTGGCCTTAATAGCATGCTCAATAGCATTGCTGGTCAGGATGGAAGAAAAGCCCGTAGTACCATCATATCCTGCAACATGCATGGCGAGAATACTCCCAGCCATCATGTTTGGTTCATCAGAATATAAAATGGTACCACAATCACCTCTTTTGGCGTAAGTGGCGTATTTGAACAAGTCCTGTATACAGTAAGTACCACTAGGATGTTCGACAACAGTCGACGCATAATAAGTGGCTCTCACTGCCTTCGCCCTATTCAGGGACATAACACCTGCACTGAAACCTCTGGACTTCTTAAAGAGACCCAGTTTAGACTCATCAATGAAATTCTTGACAATGTCCTTATGTTCAGGAAGCGAAGGTAAACGAACAAGTACTAGATCTCTCTGATCGAGAAAATCTGTTGTCGTAGCACCTTGGAGTATATCACCAAAAGTGACGACATATGTCTTAGCTCTTCCCCGGAGGGTGACTTTAGAGGCATCACCATAATCAAGATCAACATCCTGAATCAGCGAATATATCTCATGAAGATAATGTAACGGCATTATAGCATAGTTAGTCCTAATGAACAGGACAAAACCAGAGCTCTGCTTAGATTCTCCAAAGCAGAATGCGTACATATTCTTTGCCGTAGCGTTCTCAGCGAGTGTAGTCGTATGCTCACTTGAGAATTGAGCAGCCGCGCCTGATCCATAATCATGGCCCGTGTAGTCACGATCGACATTACGGGGACTGAATCTAGGCTTCGACTGCTTATGGACACGGCGTTCAGCCTTGGTGAAAGACTGAGAGGTAGGATCCAGAATGCGGAATATAGAGAGTACACTCTTTATCATAGAGATGAAGCCAAGGGTTGCCCCAAGACCTGCTATGATCCGCGTTACTGGAAGCTTACCAATAAGGACCTTAGTGTCAGAAATAACACGTCCTAATCTGGTACTCTCCCAGGTAGAACCCAAAGCCTCAACGAGAGAATCCAAAAGCTTCATCAGCTTGCTACTCTCAACGTCAACGACAGGCAGCATAGCTACAACCAAACGTGATTTAACACGCAGGCGTGCATCAACTGCTAAAATAACCTCTGGAGATAAATCCAGAAGACATTTCACGTCATTGACACCAAGCTCCCGAAGGAGTAATGCCACTTCAGTGTTCAAACGCTCCTGCTCACCAACACCAAATGTGGCTGGGCAGCTTACTCCAAATTTCTTCAGGAGCGGAGCGTGTAGAGGGACAACAGGGGAGTTTCCAAGAAGGTTCTTGAACCACTCCTTATTGTCCTCAGGAGGTGCATCATTGTCGGCAATGTACTCTAACGAGTCATGCCACAACTGGGTCTCTTCCAAGGGTTCCATCTGAACCTCCGCACTCTGAGCATCAGCAAACTCATCATCCGTAATAGGCGGTGAGAGTGGACTATTAAGTGAAGCCCACTTCTCGTTGCGTTTCCAGTTGGCATGTCTGCTAAGAGATTCAACGACATGTTTCTCCGTAATAACATCAACTTGATCCTTATAATCGTCAAAATGTTCCGCCTTACGGTGGAATTGATCTATCAGAAAGGAACAAAGTTCATCAAAGGTAAAAACTGACTCCCTGATTATATCATAGGAATACACTTTAGAACCCTTGACGTACTTGAATTGATGAAACTCAAAGACATCGGTATCAAAACTACCCAATGTGTGGACAGGATTGAGAACACGATCCTTAGGCAAGCAATTGCAGGTATCTCGCTTTTCAAGGCAGAGACAATAACCGGCGCGAATAGTCTGTTCAAAACAGAAACCTAAGCGTCGTTCAACAGCTCGAGGATCTTCTATGCTCTTGAGAACGACTCTCTCCATGTTTGTGGTCATGATGAGAATCTTGGAAGAGAACACAGTGTTACCCTTTTGGCCAAGATCGGCCATATGAAGGATATTTGGAAACATATTACCACACCGAATGAGATCCATAAACTCATTATCAGCTTTCATGTCATCTTTCTGCTGACCAAAATCGTCGAAAACGGTGACAAACTGAGCACAGTAACCGTCCCAAAATGACTGTTCATTCTGCCGTGAGTAGACAAAATCATTTCTACGATGACGAAAGTCTTCGAGCTGTGATTCGGCCAAAACATAGGGCAAGATAGAACTAATGAGAATCGGCACTAGCTTAGTCTTACCAACACCCGGATTACCAGCCAAGGTGATCGAGAGTGGTTCCATACGTGGTGCATTATAATGAAAACTGTACTGAGACAGCGTGGTAAATGCTTTAGCCACACTACGTTGAACCTCATCAACGAGTCGGGCAACGCTCCTATTGGAGCGATACACCGGATTACTCAATTGAATAAGGCGCCCTTCCATAGTGTAGCGGACAAAGGTGTCAAAGACAGCAGAAGAGGGCTCAACTTTACGACTAGTTAGATCGTTGAGTGTCTTAGTGCACTTGGTTCTCCAATCATCTACGGCTGGAATACCAAGCTCTCTGACAACTTGCCAGGGCTTACCGAGAATTTTCTCATAAATCAATGAGAACGCTTTCTCGACAAAGCGGGTAATATCTTCCAAGAACTGTGGAAGATTTTCCTTGATACGGCCCCAATTAAGAATGAGACTGTATAGAGTGCCCATGATCTTGGGCTTAGATCCAAAGATACCCAACTTAGAGAGTAAAAACTGGAAAAGATACTCGAAAGCGTCTTTAATAGATTCATCTCCTAATTGGGCCTCTGGAAGGTCACCCCCCTCCTTCCACGTGGTAGTGAAAGTAGGGGGAGCGCGAGCAAGGAAACTCGCGCCAAAAGAAAAGGTAGCCACAACGGCATAAACGCCTTTACCAGAGACCAAATAGGCCACGCCAGAAGCGAAACCCACGAGGATATCCAAGTTATACTTGGCAATGGTATCGACGAAAGTGCCCATGGCCTCGCCTTTAAAGATCCCACCTATAACGTTAGTGAGGAAGGGAATGTCAAGATCGACATTCGCCTTTACGCCGTTTTTATTGATCTGTTCGGCAACAGACTCGAATCGCTTCAATTGATCAGCATTGATGCTGATTTCGAGCTGGTGTGTGCGGGCTAAAGAATCGGATAAACTATTTGAAGCACACGTTAAACTAGAAGCTAGGACTGATGCCGGCGTTCCCAAATCAGGCCATAAAGAAGACATCTTGTTAGCGTTAAAATGGTAATAGGGATCGTCCCGTAGATTGTGAGGGGTCGAATATGCAAGCCCAGATACGTTTGTTACGCGGAGCTGGACTTAATCAGGATACCGTAAGCTATTAAAGCAAACGGGTGAATTGTACGTCTTTTCGAAGGATATAACCTAAGAGAAGAATACCAAAGGTTCGGGGTTGGACACAAAAGAAATAAATTCCCTCAGGACCTATGAGAAAAAGGAACACGAGGAAGACAATAACTAAAGAGCCAATAACGAGAGTGGCAATGAAACCAAGGACAAAGCCTAAAATAAAGCGTTTGAACTCAGGGGTGAAAAGGGGCATCTAATCAAAGATGTTCGTTCTTCCTAATCAAAGGAAAGAACAAAAGACACGAAAGTGGTTTTAAGAGGGGGGGTTAACACAAAGAATCCAATCAAGGATGTAAGAGCAACTAAAGTCCCACTCAAGGGCACGAAACTGAGTCAAAGCGTAGAAGTCAACGGCTATTCGTTGAGTATCTTTCAAAGAGACGTTTTACAGAACTCAATTGACAGGGTAGCCAGGGGCGTGCTGTCAGCGCTTTAAGAAATCCACAAAGGAACAATCAATTTAGAGTACCCGGTAAGCTATGCTGTGAGATACAAAAAGTTAATAATTCCAGAACACCAAGATAAGTTGTAATAACTGTATGTATGTTTGTAGAACGAACGTATA